TCCCTCACTTCATCCCTTAGTTACCAAAGACGGTTACGGACTATCTGCTATGCCGATATTAGACCGTATTATATAACCAGTTCCTGGAGTCCAAGCATCATCATTTACAATGTTTCCAAGTATTAAGTCGGCTTCGGCTGTGCCACGAAGTGTTATTCCATGAGTATTACCATAGGTATGATTGCCAATAACCTGATTACCTGTGCCACCTGTACTGTCAATGCCGTATGTAAAGCCAGACACAGTATTATTTACTACTTTATTTCCATAACCTGTTGCCCCAGGTGCAATCGCAATAGTAGAACCACTACCGTCACTCATTAGAGTAGAATTACAGATAATGTTATCGTGACAATGCAATCCCCAAGCTTCGTTAAATAGAACACCCCTAAATGCGGCATTGGGCGAAGTAACTCCGCTAGTTGCACCATCAATGAGATTAAAACATCCGTCAATTTCGACTAGATTAGTTATTGCCTCGTTGCCACCTTCAAATTTTGGTAAAATAAATTTGTTAGCATTGCAATAATTATTTAGAAATAGTTGAAAATATCCGCCATCCATATGTAAACCATAGAACACATTAGAACTTGTCTGTATTGTCGAAGTTCCGTCTAATCGTACTGTTTGGTTAGAAGAATAGCCGCATTCACCAATCTGGATGTCTCTAAAAACGGAATCTTGAAAACAAGTCCCATATATCGCCCTGCCCTTAAAATTAGTGATTTTTAAGTCTTGGAATAATAATCCATACGTGTAATTGCCTACTGCCCCTGGTGATGCTATTTGTATGGCATCCGAAGTAGCGGAATATGAGCGATTTGCCCCATCTAATTGAAAACCTGTTAATTGAGAAGCTATAGCGCCAACCGACCCAGAGCCTATTATAAAACAAACTCCATCATACGCTTGAGTTAAATAAGTGACAGCCTCCCCTCTACCATGTATCCCAACTTGACTGGGAACATAGATATTAGTAGTTATTGGGAATGATGCTGCGGTAATCCCTTCAGACAGTTCAATATCTCGATATCCGGCTGAAATTGCCGCATTTATCAAAGTTGAAACAGAAGTTGAAACTACAGCATTCGCTTGCGCCTTAACACTAGCCGGTGCATCCGATGCCGCTATGACATAGCCTGTACGCCCTGTGGGGGCATTGAGAGTGGTAATATTAGCCATTCCGATATTGGATGTGGTCGTTCCTAAAGTAGTTACTGTACCACTAGTCGCATTTATAGTCGGAGTAGTCACTGAACCAACTACAGTCAGATTACCCTGCACCAAGAAAGGTTCATTATAATAAGTATCTCCACCTAAATATGTTGTCATGTTCTCTCCTACCAGCGTTCTCGCTGTGTTGGTTTCTTTTGTATCGTAGTCTGTGTATCCCAGTCCCAGATGAACGTTCTTGTTAGCAAACCTGTAGACCCACTAGTAGCTGTTACTGTCGGGGTAGCAGTAGTTACAGTATCTAATCCGACTCCACCTAAAGGTTCACTCATATTTGTTCTCCTATCCTATTGCACCGATTAGACTAAGTGGGAGTCGACTAGAAGCGACAGTTAGAACTTGAGGATTAAAATTGTCATAAGCCGTTTTTAATATTGACTGAGAAGTTAAAATAACGGATGTCATATAATCCTTCTCTATTGACCAAAAGCCTACCCCGCCGTAACCATTATTTTTCGCATAAGTGGCAATATCACTTACTTGATTTATTCCTTGCCAGATTAGCGTATAAGATGGCGCGGTCATTGTTTCGATTCCCCAAAATTCTGTAGTTATATGATATGGAGATGATAGAACTATACTATTAAGACTTGGGTCAGGATTGTAGACATCTACGACATCATCCCACCATGCTCTTGCCCCGTAGGAAGATGACAAGTCGAAACCCTCCATTGCTAAACCAGGAAATATTTTACTCTTATCATATCCAGCGGCAGCCCAAGTATTGATAAAGTCTTCAACGTAGGCAGCGTCGCCGTAATAACTAGAGGTCATAAGATAATCTACTTTAGCAAACTCAGCTACCGTCACTTCAAATTGACTTTTACTCCACTGCGAGAATAGACTGATTTTCTGCCCTGCGGCGTGGAGGGTCGGATAGATAGCATCAATAAAAGCTGCCAGGTCAGTCTGGTGGTTAGCATCAAAATCTTCCCAATCCATATCTATACCATCTACGCTATAAGTTGTTACAGCAGCAAGTACATTTGATACTAAGGTAGCTCTTAAACCCGCGTTGTGCATGATCGCAGTTAAGTCAGTTGTACCTCCGATTGAAATGAGTATTTTGGTACTAGGTGAACTCGCTCTACAAGCAGACACGATATCAGGAAACCAGTTATTCGCTCCATCTTTAGTTACTAAAGTTGGATCAGCGGCAGAAGTAGCCGTTAAAGCAGAAAGCACCACTACATCTATTTTGTTCCAATTTATCCATGCCAGAAGATGATTCCGCATAGTTGCGCCGTTATCAAGGCAATCATTTGCAATATAACCAATTATTTTCATTAAAGTAGACCCCCTGCAACAAGTTTTCTACTGCTGATATTAGAAATACTTGGGGTAGATGCTGGAGTAACATTAGCGTAAATAGACCACTTTTGGGTGTAAGCAAATTGGGTAGGAGTCGCTAATGTCGCGTCCCATGCACCAAAAGTTCGTGCATTACTAAAAGTATCAACCGTTACTGTGTCTTTGGCACATCGAAACCATCCATCGGTATTAAAACAAAGATAGTGAGTAGCGGCAGTTAATACTGGAGGACTGGATATTGTACCTGTGGTCCAACCCGGAGCATCATACTTCATAGAAACCGTAACTGATGGCGTACTACCTTTTAGTGCCAAAGTGGAGACTAAGTATATTGCCATTTGCATATTTTCCGTTGCACTATTGTAGCCTCCCCCTACCGAAATTGTGGTGGCAGTACCCGCAACGGCTGTGGCTATAATTGCATTTACATACGACCCGCCATTTAGTGAGTCTTGCGTTGCGCCGAGCGTAGTGTATCCAAAAGTGTCGCCAACAGGATAGATGATATATGGTGGCTGAGATATTGCAAGAAAAGCCTTGTCAATCCACAATCTAAGTATTCCAGCTTTTTCTTTTGTCCAATCGCACCACGTTTCCATCGAGCCGTTTAATTCCTTTATTTTAAGCCGGTACAGATGGCCAATCTTACCAGCCCCGTATTCGTTATTAGACTTAAATGGATGGTAAAATGCCACGCTGTTAATTACATGGATTGGCTGAAAACTATGTCCATCATTCAATTCTGGCTGATGATAAGCTACTGCCCGATGGGAGTCATAGTTAAAGTCAATATATGGAAGTTTAGCGGGTAGACTGATAAAAGAGTCTATCCCCTTACCCTCATTGAATCCTTTAACGAATCCGGTAGGCCTTTCGACAATTTGGATATTCTTGTTGGAAGGATTCAGTTCGATAGACGATTCGTTCCATTTAGTAATCTTCATATTATGCTGCCACTAAGGTTGCGCCGGGACTAATCGGTATCCAAAGCACATCCCATTCTATTACGCCGGTACTTGTTGCCGACGTTGTGAGATGAATTACGCCAGAAGTAGTACAAGTACATCCGAATGTTCCAGTTTGTGAGATATAGTTTGCGATGAGGTCAGTGAATACCATAGCGTCAGCTAACGTACCTGTAATTGAGAAGGCGGTACCGATGTGAACACCTGTAACGCTTGCAGAGGCAGCACAAAGGAAGTATTCAGCCAGTGCGTCAGCTATAAGACCTAACCTTAGCGTACAGGCTTGGGCTTGGATAGCAGTAGTACATCTTCCTACGATTGCCAGAATTTGAATCGTACCAGTCCAAGTAAAGAGGTTCCCTGTCGCTATATTAGTAGGCGACTTGGTGCCTCTCAGAGGGATAACATCGGTCTTGGTTTTGATACCTGCTATCGTCGGGTCAAGTGCCAGATTCTTGGAGGGCAGGATTGAGCAGACTACAGTGCCAGGAGCCGCCGATAAGGGTGTAAAGGTCATAGCACCAGTACCAGAGTTGAAAGTTAGAATCTCAGCCCAATCTCCCGCAGCTGCACCGGTGTCCGGGGAGATAATTCCTCCCACAAATTGAACCGTTGACCCAATCAATCCGGTAAATGTTGCAGCAGTTGATGATGTACTGGTCGTTACTGTTGCCGAGATTACCTTGTTAGTACCAAGGGCAGCGATGATAGTATCTTCTTTGGCTTGGGTAGCATCACCACCACCTGCACCACCAGTAGAAAAAATATCTAATCCCATTTTCACACACTCCTAATTATTCAAATCTAAATTACATTCGATAGCCACGGGCATAGAAAGTACGGTCTGCCGCTTGCCCGGCTGAAGTTTTAATTTTTATAAACTGGAAACCTCCCAGTTGTAAGGTAGTAGAGAAACCTCCAGAACTTGATGCTATAACATTGCTACTATCCCCCAAGGTTTGATAGGTTTCAGCAGATTTACGGGCAACTAACAAACCTATAGTTGAAGCTGTTATTGCCGGAATTACTAACTGCATGTATTCCCATGAATTTCCCAAATCACAGGCAGGGGTCAAATCATCATCGGTAGCTTGAACAAGGGTAATTGTTTTCCATTCTCCGTATAGACTCATCACACACTCTCCTAAAATTAGTGGTTGATTAAGGCTCAACCACTAAAGCCCTTTCTTTTAGACTTTATATTCTAAATGTGCCTGCCCCATCTTGCTGGTAAACATATGAGGTTTACTACATTTGGAGCAATTATACATGAGACTTTCTGTTGAAGGTTCCACAAAAGGAATTTCTTCCTGTGGTGCATTGCGGGCAACTTGATTAAGAATCAGATGTTGAAGTGCCCTATCTTCCTCACGTTCTTTCGCTAGCCGTTCCTGCTCGATGGACTTCCATTCTTGCGGGTGACGTTTAACCATATGTTGTTCCAACTGGTAACGGCTAGTGATATTACTCTTGGGGCAGGTTCTGAACCCGAGTTCATTAAAATGTTGACGGTTCGGGGAGTCTTTGTGGAGCATACATTTTATATCTCCCCGTTTGGGTTTCTGCCCGGGGTCAATAGTTGTGAACCGATACGACCCGTCAGGTCGGCGTGAACGCAACTTGCTCGGGAGCATGTAGTAAAGACACGGGACTTTTTCAAAAGTATCTGTCTCCCAAATCCAGACGTAGCCAGCACTTGAAACTTTGCTTACTACCATTGGGGCAGGCTGGTCTTCTGACCCCTTATGAATAATTGGGTTCTTTGATAGAACATCCTCTATCTCGGTTGGTTTGGCACTTCGAAGCATTTCCTGAATCATGTCCTCATTATCTTGTTCGATTGCCTTTTTCTGTGTATCCTCCACATTGTCCTCCTAAGACAAGGTTCCTGTTTTCACAGTTACTTATTATTTTATTCTAATTTGAAATCGTTGGTTTCTAGTAGTTGGGCAACATCTATGCCCTTGTCCTCTCTTAATTCATCTGCTATTCCTCGGAGTTCGTCAACTGTGTGTTCGAACATCGAGGGAATATTTAGTTGCCGGATTCCTTTGAACTTACTTGCTAGACCCATAGATTCACGGTATTCAGCAAGTTTTCCATCTCGGTTGACTACGATGATTCGGTAACGTTTAGATTCACCTTTAGGTGAAGGCAGGTTGACTTCGATATAAGTCCATGCTTTTTCGCTACCTTGGATTGTTGTTGCTATCGGTGTGAGCATATACTCCTTAAATAGAGTGGGTACAAGGCCCCCACTCACGGCACTAAGATTATGCAGCGTCAGCAATACGTAGACAGATAACAGTAGTCGCCGCTGTTATAATACAGCGGTAAATAGCTGCTTTATTCTGGGCGATAGTGGCCGCAGCATTATAGAGAGTAATTCCTGTGTTGGTTGTTACCGTGATGGTATTGGCACCACCAGAAAGATTAACAATCGTGAAGTCAAACTGGACACCAACAGAACTATCTCCTGTTGCGGCGAGAACCGCAGCTATAATGTCGGTGGCTAAAGGTAAGGTTAATGTGCAACCCGTTGAAACCGTGTCTTCAATGTAGCCGGCCAAAAGGTCAGCGGCTGAGTAGGTTACAGTGGCTCCGGAAGTCTTTGCTACTTTGGTGGCCTTTGAGAATGCAACCCCTGTCGCTGGCGACCAAACCGTGCCAGCACTTGTCATAGAACCAGTTACAGTTACATTGGGCACGATGCTGGCCGTAGAAGCTGTGAAGGCAGCTACTTTAGTCGTTCCCACATAAACCTCTAGGGCGCTTGTTGATGGATTCCATTTCCATCCATGGTATTTAGTATCTTTAACAGCCATTTTTTCTCCTTAGCGGATAACTCCGCAGTTGATAAGAGTAGTTCTTTTCAGGAAGAACTACTAAGACCTTCTAAATTAATTTTATACTGTCCAATCACGGGCAGCGGTGACTAACATATAGTCAACATCGAGGTCGGTGACAGTTGTGGTTGTTGCCCACACGCCAACGATGGCTGCTTGAAGTGTGGTTGTTGAGACCGCTGTTTTAACAGTTTTCTTCAATACACCATCAATGTAGTAGCGGGCAGTACCATTCCGGTCAATTTCTACACGGCAGACATTGTACTTAGCAGCTACCACTAGTACACCAGTTGTTACTAAGGTTGAAGTTGTAACACCCGTGGTCTCTCCACCATTGTAGACAGCATGCCAGTAACCTGCGGCGGTCAGAGCGGAATCCCAGAACAAACCGCAGAGGTGAGAAGCAGTCAAGGTCAAGGTCGTAGTTGCACCAGTCAACGGGGATAGGACATCATCGGCTAAGGTTCCGCAGAAGCCAACGAATACACGCCGAGCCGTTAACACTTGGGATTGAACCCTAGCTTCAACTACTATGGTGCCATTGACAGAAGGTTTGAACTGGAGGTCGGTAGTCAGGGCGCAACCTTTGGTTGACTGGTCGGTACCTGTTAGACGAATGACCCCACTAGGAACACCCATCGCTACTGCACCCGAGTCGGTTTCACCTAACATACCACGAACAGCATAGTCGCCCAGATAGTAGTTACATCCACCTGCGGTTGTACCATAGGCGACTGCATTGGCTACGGGAATTTCCGGGCCGCAGAAGTCATTGAATAATTTAATTTTTCCACATTCACTTTGAACAGTTGCCATTGTTTTTCTCCTGTGACTCTTTTAAGAGTCTTTCAAGGTTTCTAATCCTTTCCTCGAAAGGTGAGATAACCTGACCTACGTTAGTAGGATTTCTTGGTATTGCCGCTAAGTTTTCTACTCGGCAATCAGAAGGATTTCCATTGAGGGTGTAGACGAGCCACCCTCGTGGAATCGGGCCGTGGATTGTTGACCACACTTCTCGTCTAGTGTTCATTTTGAACCACGTTTATTTAATTCTAACATCTTTTTTCGTAAGTCTTGCCTGTACGTCTGGATGTCTATAGGGACTCCCTTTGTGTTTGAAGAACTTACAGTTTTGTTAAACTGAAGAGCTACTTGGCATTGTTCCTTTTTGGCTTTCAAATAAGGTTGGGCAGCTTCAAGAATTTCAGAACTTGGCTTTCCAGCAAATATTAAATCTGAACAAGATTTCCAACCAAACTTTTTAGTCCTACAAGAAGATAACCAACCACCCCATATAGCCTTTAATTCAGCTAATAGATTAACATTAGTATTAGTTATGGATATACGGACTGAAGGACTTCTAACTCCACCATGATTGTCAATCCCGATGGAACCTTCACCATCAATGATACCTGCCAAATAAGCTCTGTCAGTTTCACTAACCATATTATTCCTCACGAAGTAGGAGCGGTGGCATCGGATACAATTTTTTGCACCCAGCCGTAGGCTGCGGAAGGTCGTTCAGCATAGGCATATTCGTCATAATGGTAAACATGGTCTCCACCTCCACCACGTTTCTCATTACGGACGGTAACTACCCGAGGTGCTCTGCCTTGAACAAGGACGATACCTTCTTGGCAGAAAACTCCACCAATGGCATCATCGTTGCCATCTATTACGATGTTACCATCTTCATAGATTTCAGCGCCAGCAATCGGGAGTTGGAAACCGTTGGCAAAAACGTTTGCAGTCGGGCCATCTGCAACGATGCCAGTACCAACACCAGCGACCAGTTCATCAAACAAGTCTTTCATCTGGAAGCCGTGTAGGACACAGCGGTATGGTTTAACACCCGGCTCGGTGGCATTGCTGGAGATGTTGTAAACAGCCGCAGCAATATAACCAGAGGTCAAAGTGTTACCTGCGCCCGGGGAGGCCGTGGTTGCGCCAGTAGCGAAGATAGTTAGACCATCGGTATCTTTCTTCCGTTGAATCGCATTTTGGGCAAGAGTACCAATCTTGGAATAACCAGTCTTGTTAATTCTTGCTTGAACCCGGTCAGTAAGGAAGGTCTCAATACCCACGACAGTCGGGGTCACAGTCAGCAATGCATCAGCAATTTGCTGCGGATTGTCGAGGTCGGTTGTTTCCGTGATAGCCTGTGCTTGCAGGGCAGAGTAGGTTATTTCCTGCCACGACAAACCAATGCCTTCACCTAACGTAACCTTATCGACAAGTTGTGGCATGACACCTTCGTACTCACGTACGATACGAGCAGAACTCCTGATGTCATCCAAAGAGTTCGCAAGTGAACCAGTAGTAGTCCATCCAGCACCCATATAAATTCTCCTTTAATAAGTTGCTTTAATTTTTTTGTACCTGTCCATATTAGCCTTTGTGACAGGTAGTTCGCCCTCACCAAATTTCTTTATAAACTCGGCATCGGAACCTGCAACTACTCCTTGAGAAGTAGAGGTTGAGACTGAATTGACTTCTTTGTTAGCTTGGTTTGCCTTGCCCTCAAGGTCTTTCAGTCGTTTTTCCAGAGCAGAAACACTCTGTAGTTTTTCTTGGATTATTTTTCCCGTAGAACCGAGAATTTTTTTCTGTGCATCAAAGTAGTTCAAGCCATCTACATTCCAATCTATCCTAGTGTCTGCTGGGTCAACCCCTAGACTGGTGATAGACTGATTTAGACTATCCATGAACGACTTGTGAAAGGCCATTTGTGCTGACTGTGCTTGCTCTTCTTGCTCAGCGGCAGTCAATCCTTTGGCTTGCTCTTCATAAACTGCCAGTTTGAGTTCTCTCGCTGCGTCCGGGTCTACTTGGGCTAACCGAGCTTGGGCAGAACTTAGTGTGCTCTCAGCAATTTTTGCTTTGCGTTCTGCTTTCAACAGGTCAGCTTTGTTGCGGTCTTGGGCAGATTGTAATTCTCTCTTGCCCTGTTCTTTTGCGGCGGCTAACACTTTCGCTGTAGCCTCCTCAACCATTTTGGCCACTACCTCTTTTGTCAAAGGTTCGGCTGCAACCGGGGTTGGCGTAGGTTGCGGTGCTAATTGAACTGGTTCCGTTACCACTGGGGCAGAAACCTGTTCAGGTGTTTGAACGGGGGTTACTCCGTCCGTTGTCATATTAGGTCTCCTTATCTCTTTTCTACCATATAGAGCAACCGAAGTTGCTTTACTGCTTTTTCACGGGAAGAATGTTTGGCCACAGTTTTACCTGTATCTTCTTTATAGACCTCCCATTGGCTGCCCGCTTTGCGGATTGCCCATGGCATTTTGTCCTCCCTTTGCTGACTGTCGTCTTTCCTCACCGTTCAGCATATTTATTCTACGGATAGCTTCGGGGCGAGTTTTGAAGGAACTTTCAGCCTGCCCGGTTTCATCAGACACTACCCACATGTCTCCTCTCTTATAAGTAACATACTTACTCGGTGGAGCTGTCGGGGGTTTAATAGGAGCAACTGGTTGCTGCATCATAGGGTTCCCTTGGGGCATCATTGGATTCATTGTCATGTTTCACCTATCCGTAATAAATTTTGTAGGCTGCGGCTACCGCAGGACTCTGTTCTTTGTAGGCCTTCTTGTACTGTAAAATTAAAGTCTTTGCCCGTAGAATCTGAGGATACTTATAAGTGGCTTGCTTGGCAGCCGTAGGATTAGTTTGGGCAAGGACATCAATCGTATCGGAAATAGTTTTTAACTGCGGGTCGTACATTGACCAAACTCGGTCTGCTATCTGCCAATAAGGTCTGAGGATTTCCTTAGCTTGGTCTAATTGGACTAGAGGGGCAGGCTTATCCACCCACGTTGACCCCCGATAAGTATCGAGGTAACTCATTGCTGCTGAACCATACTTGGTGATAAAGTTTTGATTGATTGTGTCTGCCATTTGGTAATCATAGTTACCATACTGGTCATACATTGTCGGACTATACATAGCGGCGTTGTATTCTCTACGAATTACGTCACCAATATTCATAGTAGATTTTTCAGCATCGGTTAAAGGTTTATTGTATTGGGTAATAATACTGGCATACTGCGGCTGGGCTGCCCGTTGTCCGTACATCTTGTTCCGAACATCGGCGGCATCTTGAACTTTCGTTCTTAAAGTCACACCATCCCCGGTGGCTTGAAATTCTTTGGAGGCTAATGTAACAGCCGCTCGGTAGGTATCTTCAATAGACTTTCCATCTTTATACCACGCACTCATTACCGATGGATTGTTTGCAAACTGTAACTCTTGAGCTTTCTGGGCTTTAATAATTGAAGGGTCGGTCTGCATTAGAACTAATTGGGCGGCTACACCTTGTTCTTTACCAAGGGTCGCCCAATCCACACCAGCAGCTTTCATTGCCGCTGTATCTTCAGCTTTCAAGGTTGGGTTAGAATAGGTAGTCACACCCACTCCGAGGAAACTAGAAGAGTTAACCACGCCACCCGCCCAACTAGACTGAACTGCCCCATCAACTAAGTCTTGAATTGCTAAAGGCATCAAGCGTTGATAGACTTGTTTACCTAACGCCGAAGTATTGGCTGGGGGCAGAGACTCACCCATATAGGTTTGTCCTGAGAGAACATCATTGATAAGTCCGGCAGCAGGAGATAGTTTAGTTTGGGCAAAACGTAATGCAATTTGTTGTCGGTTAGCTGGTTGGATAACTCCGCTTTGTGTTTTAGTTTCACCGGATGTTATCTGTGCCATAAATCTAATGTACTGAGCATATCCTGTCCAGATGTCAAGATGACTATCTCCGACAACTAATTTTCCGAAGTCTGCTGAACGAGGGTCAAGCTCTAACTTCTTTACTGCCCCAGATAAACGGGCAGCAGTCAGGATTCCTGCCCCAACACCAATGGCAGCAAGTAAAGTTTTCGTGGCTTCTTTTCTAGCAAGGGCAGATTTAGTAACAGATGGTAAGATAGCCGCTGGAAACTCTAACCTAGAAAGTATTAACTTGGGGGCAAAGAACATACCATTGAGAAGTGCACCCTCTTGACTAATAGCTTTGGGCAGAGTACCCCGCCCCGTTGCCCAGTTAATCATTTGTGATAGGTCGGCTATATCAGAGTCAGTATATTTGACTCCTGCTTTTTCCCATAGAGCTAGGGCTTGTTCACCAACACGACTTCGAAGGTCATTCAAACCTGTTACATACGCCCGGTTGGAAGCTTTAACAAATGGTACTTTGTTCAATAAGGTAGACATGAAGGACTCTTCACGGTCATTGATAACTGTGGCCACTGTCCCCACTGTCGGGGCAATGTAAAGACCGTTCTTCACGAGTTGGTCAAAATGAGGTCTGGCCCGAATAATAGAATCAACTAGAGCTTCGTTCTTATCAGACAACAAAGCCTTTAACATTGGTTCAACTGTCTTTGCTGCTTCTAACGGATGGGCAGCAGTTAAGATTCCACCTTGTCTCAATAGACCTGAGATGTCGCAGGAAGCCAACAAAGTTCTAGGGGCATTGAGTAAGTCTAATGCAAACTCTCCCGCTTTCTGCCCGAAAGTTCTTTTTTCTAGTAAGGCTTTAACAAGGTCTGAACCAAAAGTTTTCTCTAGTAACTTCAACTGGTTCATTTGCGGGATACCATTAAGGAGTAAAGTTTGGACAGCTTTGAAAGTATTTATCCGTTGGTATTCATCTTTGTAGCCTGTTTGTAAAACGATGTCAAAAATATTACTAACATCTTTCTGCCCAAGTTCTTGACGTAAAGTTTGGAACTCAGGAGTAATTGGAGCCTGCTCCATGGCCCCAGCCATTTTTCCTAGTGCTTTGGATAAGGTCTGCTCCGGGTTATTACTAGTGGTCTGCCCTTTCTCGATTGCCTTTTGATAGGTGCTAATCTTGGCAGCCCGCTGTTCCGTGTAGAGAGTTTCTGTAGATTCCCGGAATCCTTTAGATTCCTTAATCATCTGATACAGTTTATCCAATGTTGCTGACTGGTCCGGGGTAAAACCTTGAGGATTAAATACAGAAGTTCGAATAATCTTTGGGGTTTCTGGAGTCGGGGGATTCAAATCAACAGGAGGTTTTGGAGGTTCAATCGGGGGAGTAACCGCCTCGGCAAGTGTCGGGTTCAATGGTTTGGTTGCATTCAAAGTCGGGTCAACCGCAGGATTCGGCTCAGGAATATCAGCCAAAGCTTTCTTCACACCCAAAGTATTTTCTTTGGCTATTGTTTTTGCTGTAGGTACTTTACCTTGACCTATAGGTTTACCTTGTGGAGCCAACTGTGCCGCCTGACTGGGGATAACAGAGTTCAGGTCTTTCCAATTCTCACCAGCTTGGGCAACATGATAGGTGTTCAAGATACTTTCAGAAACCTGAGTGGCATCCCCGATGTCACCTTTAGTGAAGGACTTATACATGCGGGCTTTAAGATAATCATCTGTCGAGAAGTCAGCTACTTGGTCAAGATACTTAGTCGCTACCGACTCGGATACTTGGTCAAGACCTTTCACCCGGGCAGGATTTAGATGTAACTTAATAAAGTCCGGCGATACATTTTGGTCTGCGGCAATAGAAACAATAGTCTTTTCTAACTCAGACTCAGAACCAGAAAGTTTACTCGCTATTTTGTTGCCTGCCTTTCCAGCAATAGACAAGGCCTTGTCAGATAATAGTTCTGCCCCATACCAAGGGTTAGCTTTAACAGCCGTACTTGCTATTTTTCCTGCAACCCCGGTAAGATTACCTGCTTCTTCGGAGAGTCCTCTCAATGAACTTGTTGCCTGCCCAACTCGACCTGCAATGTCAATCGCTTTAGCCACATTAGAACCTTCTGCAAGGGCAGTCGCAAAGGCATCGGTACTGCCGTAAGCTAAGTTACCGAGTGCAGATGACCCCCCGGACAAGATAGTTGGGGCAAGCCAAGGTAGAAACTCAACTGCACCCTTGATAGGTTGAATCTTATAACTACCAATATGTCCGAGTACGGGTTGTTGCCACGCTTCATATTGACGTTTCTCATAACCAAGCCAACTTTCCCCGGGTTTCTTACCTCCGGGAAGAGTAGGAGTTATTGGGGACAACGCCGCAGCAGCGAAAGGTTCAGAGATATTGTTTTGAACCCACTGGAAAGGGGCATTGAAAACATTAAGTGCTTTCTTCCAAACAGGTTCAGGAGTTGTTGGTTTCTGAGCTGTAGGGGTAGGAGTAGGAGTGATTGATTTTAACGAAGGCGGTGCAGAGTTTATGACATCGGCCAACTCTGGAATACCAGCGTATTGAGAGTAAACGTCAGATTTCTGTGCATCCGGAATAGATGACAGTTGTTGTTTGAGTGAGTTTAACTGTTGGGGAGTAAGTTTTTTAACTTTGTCCCTAATCAGGGCACTATCCATTTACTCTACCTATTATAAGTTACGTTTGGATTGTTACCACTTGGGGCAGACCTAGACCATAGTTTCCACTGAGTATCTGCGGGTGTAGCTCCTGTTGTTGCCTGCTCATAACCCATATATTGTGCCCGGGCAGAAGGAGCAATACGGCTCATATATTGGGCTGACGGAGATAATAGGTCAGGCAACTTTCCTTGAAGAGATGTATCATTAACCGAGGCATCCCATCCGGGAAGTTTATCTCCTACTTGAGAACCTTTCCAACCATACTCATCGGGAGACAAGGGCACCATCCAAGGTTGCACGACAGGGGCTTGTTGAGACAAAGAAGCATACTCAAGCCAACTTGCAGGATTTGCCCTGAGGTTAGCTAACTTTGTTTGTTTGTCAGCTTCTAACTGACCAGCTTCCTGTTGCTGTTGCCATTGAAGTTGCTGTTGTTGTAGGCTTAAATCAGCCTGTTGGTAAGGACTTATTGGAGGTTGATAACCTGCCTGTTGAGTAGCTGGGTCAACACCCCAATCAGGAGCATAATCCCAACCGGATGAACTGTATGTCCACGTAGCTTTTCTACCAAAGGGGTCGGTAGGGGGGTCACCTGTGGGCATAGGAAATTGTTCCTGTTGGGTTTGAGAAACAGTCGGAGTATTAGAGGCAGGATTATACTGTGAAATATCTCCCGGTTTAGGTACCCAACCATTACTAGTAGAGTCATACTCCCAATGGTAACCTGTAGGGGGGGCATCTGTTGGATATGGAGGAATTACTGTAGAACCGCTAGTTCCACCCATAACTTCATCAAGTAGAGTAGCCGGACTACCTGCTGTTGCCCAATCCGCTTGGGACTTTTTCCCACCGGAAGCCAGGTAAGCTTGGTAGGCGGCAGAAGTATCTGTTGTTACTTCAGTAGTTCCTTTAGTTTTTGTAGTCCCAGCTGTTCCTGTATTTTCTTGGTACTGACTTATACTTGCAACATATTGTGCATACTCATTTTTAGCTTTCAGCACAATATCGTTGGGGGCAAAAAGAGCTTGCATATGGTACTTAGCAGTAAACCATTGGTCAAAGGGTATAACTGAGCCGCTAGAATTGTAAGAAGTTGAAGGGGCAGTATAACCTGCAATACCACCATATAGACTTTGTAATCCGGTTGTCATTTATTTCACCTCGGTTTGTAACTGCTGTACCTTTGCATATTCTCGATTAAAGATTGTTTTAGACAATGGCGAATCAGACTTCTGCCCGTAGATTACAGTCAACTTGGTCAGGTCTTCGGGTGTCCACTGGTCGTAAGGTTTGCCAATCAAGGACTCGGGATTTCCAATGTCCTCAAGGGGGTCGGCAATAGTCTCGACAATAGCATCAAGAGCTATCATCTTCAAGGTGATTGCTTTCTCCACGGCGGCGATGAAAGGAGTTGTCTTCATTATCTCTGCCCTCCACCACCACGACCTTGCGTTGGGTTCATTGGGACTTGAGAACGTGCCTGAGCCATTTGGTTTTGGAGGTCAACAGCACCACCCGGAGGCACGATACTGCGATTTGAGGGCACTAGCTGCCTTCCTGGGGCTTGAGAACCTGGGGCCTGTGGTTGGTTAGGGCCTCCTGGTAATTGACCCACCAGCGACTGCCCTGCGTCGCCGAGGATGGGTGTTGGCGGCAAGTCGTTGATGCTTTCTGCCTGACTACGTTTTGTCATGGCTTGCATTAACCGGCCCGCTGTGTACTGGGATAGAATAGATTGGACCATTGGGTCTTGTAGAAGATGTTCAACTTCGATTTCAACTTCCATTGCTTGTGGGTCGATGTTAGACATTTGCTTTCTCGCCCAGTTCGCCGTAATGAGACCAGACTTGTACAGCCGTTCGAGATCGTCATGCCTGCGGTATTCATCTTCCTCGTTGATTGGGGCAAACTCTACATAGAAAGTGAACGGAGGATTCATTTTAGCCTTTTGAATCTCAATATCAAATTCATCGGTAGGTGTCCTTGCCCAAACGGAGACATCGCCGGGGACAACGTACTTTAAGATGTTCGCACAGTTACTGAGAACTTTGGCGATACCATTCTTAAAGGCTTGGTTAGAATACTCATAACGAGAACTGGCTTCGGCAATCAACTGCCGGCGGTCACTGCCCGAACGAACATTGGTTTCTCCCATACCACGAACAGAAGGTGGAGCACCATGCCCAGCAAGGTAGGTAGAAGCTACATTGAGCCAAGTAAGTAAAGCATCCGGGGGCACCTTGGGGGACATATCATGAATCTCCACCCCATCGGGCAGAGTATTGTATTCACCAAACTTCTGAAAGATTTGAGTAACACCTGAGGCATTCGGTCCAGTGAGATAACCCCAAGGAAAGGCGGTCTTGCCAAGGATAACATCACCGATTGAGTAATCACGGGACTCAGAGATGAGTAATTCTTTAACATATCTGAGAACCCCGACATAACGTTTCTTGAGGTCGTTGTCAGAAGAGATGTTGCCTAGTCCTGAGTCAATAGGAGTGTAGGGCAGGAACCCATAAGTGTGTTCAACTACGGAACCTTTAAGTACTGGCTCCCGGTCGTAAAGTTCACAACGATAATCTTTGGTCCAGAAAGAAATATGAACAACTCGGTCTGAGACTTTTTTACCAAGAGGGTTTTTCCACCCCGGGAACTGTTGAGAAACATTGAAGACTAACTCTTCGTTAGTCTCAAAAGCAAAATCCATTCCACCCGTGTAAGGGTCGAACATCATGTTTCTAGGATGGATACCTTGAAGAACAATCGGGATAGAGTTATGGGATTCAGAACGCCATGTGTCAATCCGACCAGCGTAAGCTTCCTCGGATTCACCCTTGTTCTGAGTAGGCTTATCTATCCAGCGGTCTGCATCCCAAACACTTTTAACAATAGCCAAGCCGTGCATCCAGTAGTGTTTAGCACAAACTCGGATAGGAGCGATAGAGGCTTCGATGTTGTTCCGGTAGAGAACACCGAGACCAAACTTACGGAGAAGATTTTGTTCATCTTCTGACTTAATAGACTCACCTTTCTTATTGACATAGACTCGGGCATTGAAGATGTCAGTATGATCAACACAGGTGTCCACAATATCACGGGCTGTTGGGAGGACAATACCTTGGTTAGCAAACTCTTTGGGCAGACCTAGTTGACTTTTGAAGTCTAACTCATAGAGCTGGTCGTCTAAGTCGAACTGCCGGTACAGACCCGTCTCTTCATAGCGAGCCTTGCAGTCATCGTATAGGGCAAGGATATTGTCGACTGAGGGTTTTTGTTTTTTTGCCATATTACTTTCTCATCCAACGATTTATGATTTGGTCATTCGGGGCTTCGTCGTAGGTCAGTGACTTAATTGCTTGGAGGGCCATCGGGCGGGCAGTGGCAAAGCCAAATTGTTCCGTTAGGCCCCAGATTGCATAACGCATGGCATCGACAAGATGGTCGTTGTACTTCACCGGCTCGGGCAGGAATGAGTCTTCCCCCGAAGCATTTTTGTCCTTGGCCCAGTGATAGTTCTGAATCTCGGTTATCAAATGAGAAGAGGCTTGGGGAATGTACAAAGTTTGTCGTTGACATAGGTCGATAGACTCCTTTACCCCTTTGTGCCCTTCGTAGCAGTTGTAGCCTGCCCGTTGAATCTCAGCAATCATCTGTTTCGCTGACGGGTCGGCATAGATGTTAGCTCTGGACTCATGAGAAAAGAACTCTATGATGTCGGCGTTGGTTAACCCTGACTGGTAGAGTCTCTCTTCGCAGTAGAATTTATCACCGAAGAGGTAGACCTTAACAACAGCCGAGGGATTAACCAAGCCGAAATCCAAACCGTATGCCCATTTTCCTCCTTTTAACTCAGGTAGGTCGGGCAGAAGTTTGTAGTTGGAGTATATCTTTCCTTCCAATAAACCCCACTCGCCCAAGACATAGACTCGGTAGGCGTTCTCGTCTTGATTGATTAGGTCTAGTAGCATGGCTTTGTAGGCCTGACTTAGATAGGGATTGTCTTGGAAGGTAGATTTAACAATGGTAACATCGGTTTCAAGGGCAGCCTTGGTAGCGACCCAGTTGTGGGCATCAATAGGGTTCAATGAAATGTACAGATGATTATGTTCTGTGGGCAGACACTGACCTGAGAGACGTAGCTTTAACGCAACATAGTCTTGGTAGTCGAACTCGTTGGCCTCTTCCATCCAGATGTAGTTGAACTCGGTAGACTTAATCTTTTCAGACTCGTCAAGGCCGAAGAACTGGATGGTGTTGTCGCCGTAGGTATAGGTATTGAAGGTCTTGTTATGGGCAGGCTCACGGTAGATACCATACTGTTTGAGCAAGTCTATGACAAGGGCCATAGCTGTCATCCGGAGGGCAGGAAAGGTCTTTCGGCAGATACCAAACTTTTTCCCATGCTCCGTGAGAAGCTTTTCAATGAGGAGTTGGGCAATAGAGTAAGATTTACTGGAACGTGCCCCGCCTACGTTGATAATGATAGTAGTGGCAGCAGACCTAGTTCTCGCAAAGACTGAGGTATAGACGATGTCACGGGTGGGCAAGAGAGACTCCTTGACATAATGTTATTCCTAAAATGAGAATTTTTTTATGTGTCGTTATAAACAATATAATTAGACTACCAACCCAAACCCACTTTTCCTAAACCTTCATATGATATAATCACATACGCTACGTTGAGGCTACACAGGCTCAAGCTCTTTAGGCTTATGTGATTCAATCTGCTTAGGCTTATCAGTCTTATCTATAAGATATGGGACAAAATTGATAGTGATAGGGTTTTCTAACTCTATCTTATGTGATTCAACCGGCTTACCGTCGATCCTATCTATGATGTTATTGATTGCGCTTAGCTGATTATATCCCTTATGACGGGCCATAGTGATTAAGCTGATTGCGATGTCTCGTTTCCAGTCTGGGTGAATCTGGAGTATCTTCTTAATCTCCCCAGTGAGGCTAACACTATCCTTAGGCCTGCCTGTTTTCTTCAGTTTCGTGCCTAAATTAGACTCTATCTCTTCAAAATGATTGTTTATAGGCGTTTCAATAGTCATATTACACTCTATCACTATTATACTCTTCTCATATAGTAAAGTCAAGTCGAACTAAATCACTTAGGAAGCATTGGCTACATCTATTTACACTCAATCACCTATCACTACATCTTTCAATCACACTATCTTATGCCTATTCACTCTCAATTTGTCTTATCGTTCACCTGTGACCAAGTTTATCCGTTTCCGTGTACCACCAGTCTCGACAGTTTCACTACTCTTCCCAGGCTCAAAATATATTTTTGCCACTCTCAAACTAGTCTCGCAGCCTCGCCGTTAGCCTCAACTGCACTCACTTGACAGGTTTTTCAAATTGTGGGATAGTTTAGTTAGCCGAAAAACCACAGAAGTGGGTGAGGCTGAAGGAGATTCAAGTGACAAAGACGACAATCACAATCACAGTCAAGAGAGGCAACGAAGAGAAAACCTATGCGCTCACAGAGCTAGGCGAGAGCAAGGGTGGGAAGCTCAAGTTTCAAGTCATGCCGAGCGTAGATTTCCCAGATTCCGAAGGCCGGTTTAATATCCTGTACGTCAACCCTTCACGCAAAGCATCCAACGTCAAGGCTCGCAAATAACCTGCCTGCGGATAGCATAGGCCTGCCTCTTGATTGCAGGCTTGTGCTTGCCCGAATAATCTTGAATAAAATATCAAGGAGTCACCCATGCCTAACTTTTACACTCAAGATAACACTAGGAAACAGGCTGCTTTTGAGCGTCAGCTTCCTACACCTCGCCCGGAACAATGCCAAGATAGCTATCTGTTAAAATGTTCAAGATGCTATTATCGTCATACATGCTTAAAATCTGCCACCTTGCCCAGACTGCAAGACTGAAGGAGTCACATATGAATTACACAGCGAATATAACACGCTTGGCGAAAAAACGCCTAGCTATGAGGAGAAAACAATGGATTGTCAGCCGTCTGTTAAAAACTGTCTAACCTGCAATCTGCCCAAGTGCCTAGAAGATACTCTAGGAGTCGAAGCTGCACAGCCTTTTGTCCGGATGCTCACGATTGAACCTATATACTCTACGCTTTTAGCTACAGCCGAAGCTAACAGACTTCGGGTTGCCTTAGGCAGCCATGCCGATGCCTATGTTCAAACAAGTGATAATCTAGGTGACTTGCCCGTAGAACATCCTGCGGGTAAAAAATACCGACATTTAGGAGAATATCAAACAGACTCTAATTGATTCTATGTTCAAGACTGGGCAAGGCTGCTAGGCTCATTTTAGCTTTGCCAGACTTGCCCAGACTCGACCACAGACTCAACTTGACACGACCTGCCGAGCGTGGTATAGTGAAGGTGAGAGGTCAATCAGCCTTGAAAGGAGTGTGCCACCGACATCCAAACACAATCGAATACTCTGCCCTACAAGCTAATTAGCTATTGAATTTTATTGAAAGGAGAATAAAATATGCCTGAACAATCACCCTACCATGTTGGCGACAGACTCAGAGTCGTTGAAACCGCTGGATTCTACCCAGATGTCCATCTTGGAGACATCGGTATTTGCATCAGTCCCGGGGAAATAGAATTTATTAGCTCTGGGCATTCTCCACTTCGGCAGTGGTTTTATCCTAGGAACGTAACACTAGCCGAGACTACTAACTCTCCAGAAGCCGATGAGCCTGACGAGGACACTATCTATTGTGACCAGTGTGGCTGTAAAGTTAGTGAAGATGATGCTATCTGCCCAGAAGAAACTGAGCTTAGCCGACACTACTCTTGTCTCTGCCCAGACTGCGCTGGTCACTATGCAAACACCTGCCAATGGTGTGATAATGTCTTTTATGCCTATTATCACGACACCTTCTGCCCTTCCTGCGCCGATGACCATTTCGTCTGTGACTCTTGTGGCGAGGCATTCTCTAACGATAATTACGAAGAGGATGGATACTGCCGAGACTGTTGGGAAGAAAACCATCACGGTGAAGCCGGGCACGTTCACGACCA